ACAGGAGCAACAGCCATCTGGGTAGCGTTTCGCACTCCACATGAGCGCATCATAGCACGTAAGCCTTCCCAATTTAATTCAGGCGTGAAGTTAGCAAGTTCGTTGACTCCATTTGCTCTGCGTTCCCAAGGGAAGATACCTTGACCATATAGTGTCTTATCTGAATCTACACAACGTCCACGCTCTTGTGCCAACTCAACACTAGATTCAGTCAAGTAATAGGCTTGATGCTCCATCCAAGTTTTAACTTCTTGTAAAGAATCTTTCTCACCGTATTTGAAACCACGCTTGGCATGCCAGTAAGCCAAGTTAGTAATGCCAATGCCTAGAGGACGAATTTCATCGTTAGACAACTTACTTTGAATGCTTAAAAAGTCCTGGTAATCAAGTATATTATTGAGGCTGCGATGGAGGATACGGCAAGCACGGCGCATGTCTTCTGGATTACGGAAAGCGCCCCAGTTGATGCTGCCCAATGTGCATAGTGCAATGCGACCATCAGGATCATCAAGACGTTTAAAAGATTTAGTAGGGAGTAGAATTTCACAGCAAAGGTTACTCTGGTAGATAGTGTGATACTCAGGGTCAAACGGACCCTGATTCATCACGTTGTCAATAAAGACAAGATAGATACGACCTGTGTCAGTTCGTTCTTTTAAGATGCCACTCTTGAACACCTCTTCCGCACTCATCGTTTTTTTGCGGAGGTCCTTGCGTTTTTCACACTTAACATATAGTTCTTCGAACAACGCTGTATTAGAGTAGAAGGCTTCGTAGAGGTCGGGTACTTCGTTAGGGTCAAAGAAGGTAATATTCTCTTTATTCTTGAATCGTCTCCAAAAGAATGCAGAAAGCACAACACCGTAGTCCATGTGTCGTACTCTTGTTTCTTCGGTTCCTTGATTGTTTTTGAGAACAATAAGGTCATCGAATTGATGATGCCAGATGGGATAGAAAACCGTAGCACTAGCATTACGAATGCCTCCTTGTGAACAACTGCGTAAATCACCAAACCATTTTTTCAGGAATGGTATCATACCTGTGTGCATAATCTCACCACCACGGATGGGACTGCCCAGCGGACGTAGACGTCCTATCTCTAAACCAATGCCAGCACGTTTGCTAGCATACTTTGCCATCATCTCGCCAGAAGCGAAAATAGAATCTAGATCATCATCCGAACGAATGAGTACGCAAGAGCTAAACTGTTTAGTAGGAGTACCAAGGCCAGCCAATACAGGAGTAGCAAGAGTAAAAAGTCCGTCGCTCGCGGCGTTGTAGTACTCTTTGATGTAGCGCATTCTCGCTGAGTTCGGTTCTTCTTTGTGAAATACAGTAGCGGCCGCGACCATGTATCTAATTTGCGGAGTTTCATATGTTTGCTTTGTTGAACGATTCTTAACCAGATACTTTTCAATTAACTGCTCAATGGCAGCATAGCTATAACTTTCATCTTTAGAATGGTCTAAAATTTCATCCATTTTATTCCACTCGTCTTCTGAATACCACTCCAAAAGTTCCGGAGTGTATAATCCTGTAGCTACGTTAGTTTTTACAATTTCGTACAAGCTAGGCGGTTCATAATTTCCATAAACATCTTTGCGTAGCATACTTAGACGTTGTTTGCCTGCTACGTATTGATAATTAGTATGACCTAGATCAGGATTAGATTCAACGTCAATAAGGTCTACGATAGCACGTAGAGTTATTTCATCAATTTCTTGTGTAGTGATTCCGTCGTAGAAATGCGGTTGAGCCTTAATCTCAATCATAGACTGACTTACATCAGCTATCCCGGTACATATTTTTGCTATTTGTGCTTGCCATTTTTCAATTGTCAATAACTCTTTTTGTCCGGATCGTTTTATTACATGTATCTTCATTTTAAACCTATTTTTTTAATTATTGGCATAGTATCAATATGCTTAACTATTTCGAAATCTTGTAGATTGTTATTTACTACCGAATCGGGCCAGTAATTAAGTATATATTTTGCGTGGTCTGCTAGTATAAGGACCACATCTTCGTTATTGTAGTCTTTTGCTTGAACAAAATCAAGCTCTCGTACACCCAATAGATACAACGTATAAAACATACCCAATCCACGAGCGATGTGGCAATAGTGATTATCTGATATCAGTTCCCATGGGTTGGGCCATTCTTCTACCAAATCAGGGTGCAGATAATGATTTACTAAAGGCGCAGTCTGCCACCACTTATCAACTTCTACACATTGCGTTTGAATGTCTTTTTCTTCCAAAGATGTCCTCATACGATACCATTGTTTGAATATAGTATCGTATGAATTTTGAAATAAGTTTTCCATTATTTAGTTATCACGCCAAATTTCTTCAATGCCTCGACTACAACGTCAGGACTAACAAATGCTTCTTCAATGAACTCTGCTTGTTCCCAAATCCAAAATTGCTTTTCTCTGAGATATTTTCGATCTTTCAGTAGATTAGTATTTTCAGGGTGACCAAAAATATTTGGATCAGACTGACCAAACACAACAACTCCGGGCTTGTTTAGGTCCCAGCAAAAATGTTGCAAGAAACTATCACAACTCATCCATGTCTTGCATTCGTTTACTAGCGTAGCCAATTCGGTCAACGACAAATTCTTTCTGAAATCATCGACAATTTGTGTTTCACCGTTAACTCCAACTTGAATAACTGGCTCATCAATATGAGCTAACACTTCTTTCCAATATGGATAGTTCTTTGGGTGTTGTTGTCCATTACGCATGAACTTAGAGAAAGGAGAAATAATAATCATATTACATTATAGAATTTTTTAAACGCATCTTCAAGTGACCCTGTCCAGTTCCAACGATCCATGTGTGCATAGACATTGTAATCATGAATGTCACCAAATAATGCTTGTGCTTCAGCTATACTACGTCCTGGAATAATTTCAGGATAGCACGTAAAGAGTACAGGGTTTTTGATATAAGGGAGAACCTTCTTAAAGACGATATGGTCACCCATACCACAATCTAAGATAACAATTGTTTGGTCTTTGAAGTTCATTATGTTTTGAAATATACGCTCATCATGTTCGAACATTTCATGAACGCCATCTCTAATTCCACCAACTTTGTTTTTCAAATGCCAGGTTATAGCTTCAGGAACAACATAGTTCTTGTAGCCTTTTTTAATTAATTCATACGTGAACAATGTTTCTTCACGGTGTGCAATACGTGATAAACTTAAACAATAATCAGCGACACCTGCACGGTATAAAAAAGAACAATGCAAGTGATCTACTTCTTTCTTTTGTTTTATACGACCCCATTGTAAATTAGGTTCACTGTAAATGTCTTCTATTTTACCTGTAGCGTTTACTTCTCCCATTGAAGGAGGTGTAAGAACAGACCCTCCTACCGCGCCTACATTTTCATTTTCATTTGCATGTAAATAGAGTGTTTGCAATACATTGCTGTCAGCTATAGTGTCATCATCTAATCTCCACACCCATTTAAATCCCATATGATTTGCACGTTGGTGATTGTGATGTTGACCTTTCTTTTCAGCATATAGCCATTCCCACGCAATACCAGATTCACTGAGCATTTGCATTAGGTAGTTGTAGTGCTGTATCTCACGCACATCTATTGGTTGATCATTATCATCCTGAATGATAATATAATCAGGCTTCAATGTCTGCGTGATTACAGATGAAATTGCCATTGGCAACGTTGTATCGTATCTACCTTTAGTAGAGATTGAGCATAAGATTTCTTTTTTCATTTTTTCCAGTATTGATTTACGAATGGTGCTTCACGGTAATTTACAGGTTGACCATTTTGATCCCAGTCCCAGTAATAGATTTGAACTGAGTCTTTCTTTTCAAATCCAAAGTCAATTAGCTTTTGTTCAATGACCTCTTTACCTTTGTATTTAGGATGTAGATCAGTATGTATCTCCATCATGATTTCATTGATCCTAACCATATCATGTTCATTAGCATTCATGATAACATCATATTCACCACCTTCACAATCTAGTTTCAATATAATGTCATGTCCTGCAATTTGATTCATGATTTCAGAAAATGTAATTGTCTCAACAACTTCATAGTTTTCTGAAACATTGTACATACTGTTTGCACCTGCGTTATCGTTTAAACTAACAGGTAAAAAGTCGTTGCTCTTTTCTGACACAATCTTTTTATATGTAGTTATGTTCGGTAGACCTAAACGATGAATGTTCTTTAAAAAAGTATTGTATGATGCACTGATCGGCTCTACAGAGATTACCTTTTTAGCACCCAATGCAGCAGCGTATAACGAGAACGCACCTATGTTGGCCCCGATATCAATTACTATTCTATCTTTTACACGCTCAGGTGTTAGGTGATATTGATTAGCTTCGATAACTTCCCGATACATTGCAGGATCTTGTTCATTCAAAAATTTAAGTGATTCTTCTATTGTCATTTCTTCTTTGTCCCAAATGCACAACATCAAGTTGATGTTTTCTTTGTCACCGCGCTCATGTGGCTCATCACGTAGACTACCGTCAGGCGCAATAAATTTAAACTTAAAGCCGGGAAAGAATGATTCATCTAAGTTATGTATCTTGTGATGAGGACCCCATAGTCCCGGTGTCTCAAGCATAGGTACAGTGATCATCAATCTATTGCAATGTCTTTTAAGTTTTTCTACGATCTCCAACCCATTGTCTAAGTGCTCAATAACCTCAAATGCAATGATAGTGTCGTATTGTCCTAACTCGTATGTGTTGATATTGCCATGTACAAATGTAGCATTGTCTCTCCAATGTTGGTCACGTGCTACAGGAATGATGCGCTTGTCATAGTCTAAGCCTGTGTACTCAATGTCGTTAGGTAAAAACTGTAATCCGTATCCACTAGAACAACCTAGCTCAAATACTTTAGTACCCAAGATATTTTTTGCTGCCCAAGAATATCTTGTAATTTCTCTAGGTGCAATCTCATCACCTTTAAAGAATACTGCACGTTCCCAGTAGTTACTTAGACGCCACTGATACCAGTGCGGATTGTACTTCTTAGCTAATGTCAACGAGTTAGTTAAGAAGATATCTTCCCACTCAGGAACAAGTGTTTTGTCGTGTACTGTACCTTCACCTAAATGATAGATAGGGAAATCACCGCAGTACATTCCTACTTCAGGGTTCCATGTCTTAGTAACACACTCTAGTACTTGGAATCCAGCACGTTCACATTCAATACTGAATTCAGTATCTTCACCGCCACCTGCACCATAATCAAGACTTAACAACCC